AATGTGCCATATTTTTTTAATTATTATTTTATGCAAAAGATACGGTACCTGTACCTGCTGTTATTACTGTTACTTTATCAGTTCCATCTTGTGCGGTTGTGCCTGTTAATCCTGCTCCTAGTGTTATTGCATATCCTGATGGGTATCTAAGTATAACAGTACCAGAGCCACCTGCTCCTCCCTGATAAGCGCTTGCACCGCTGGCACCTCCACCGCCTCCTAAATTAGATGTGCCTGCTCCACCAACTGTATTGTCGGAAACTGACTTTCCATCACCACCGCCACCAATACCACCTGAACCCGCTAAAGCGGTTGAATAAGCACTACCTCCACCACCACCTGCATAGTAAGTGTTTGTTCCTGTTATTTGAACCGCTAAACCAGCTCCACCATCTCCACCATATCCTACTGGGGATTGATAGCCATATCCAGAAGAGCTTTGACCTATGGCAGCTGCACCACCACCTCCTGCGCTATTACCGCTAACAACAGTAGTACCACCCGCATAACCCTGTCCAGAAGTACCTAAACCTCCTGCTTGAAGGTACGAAGAATGGCTATTACCTCCACCACCTGAACCCATAGCAGGGTTCGAAGTGCTATGGGTGTTAGGACCATTGGCGTTGTTTTTAAAGTATGTTGCTCCCGCACCACCTCCTAATGATGTTGTTGAATTAAAAACAGAACTTGCACCATTTGTAGATTTAACAGATGAAAGATATACACCACCAGTTCCACCTGCTCCAACTGTTACTGTGTAGTTTGTGCTTACTGTTAAATTTAATGACGATTCAGCAGATGAGCCACCTCCAGACGTAGAGCCGTAAGAAGTCCTAAGACCTCCAGCACCAGCACCTGCATTAGCTCCTCCACCGCCTCCACCGCCACCAACAACTAAGTAATCCACAGTAAGGGGGGGTAGAGAAGATGCAGCTATAAAGGAAAGTATTCTTTTACTTAACATATGTTAGATTTTAGATTGTTGCATCTGCTGCAAAAGTTGCAACTGAATAGAAAAATACTGGATTGGCTGCTTGGTCATCTACGCATTCGATTTGTAAAATACTAGAAGTTGTATTGTCATAATCCACCTCACTTAGTTTATTAAAAACACCAGTTCCAGAACCTCCAGTAAGTGTTACAGTTTGCGCTTTTAGTGGATATATTGTTATAACTTGACCTTTTTTGTAGTTGGTTAGGTTTATAGTATATGGATTTGTTAAGTCTCCGCTTAATTTAAATGTAGAACCTGCTGAAAAATCATAGTTTACCGTTCCCGTCAAAGTGCTTATTGAAACTTCGGCAGTAAACCTATTTGCAAGCTCATCGTGGTCTACAATGTCATCGTTTAACATTGATTGAGTGATAGCATTGTCCTCAAGACTTAAAACACCAGTCGTTAATGTAAGACCACTTCCTGCAACAGAGGCAGCTAAAGATACCGCATTTTCACTAACAGCTATACCATCTCCAGCTCCTACTGCTAAGGAAGAAGTCCCTGAAGCAGCATCTCCAGTAAGTCCATCTCCCGCTACTATTCCTGTAATATCTCCATCAAACTTAGTCTCCCAAGTAAACCCGCCAGAACTATGATCATAAGTAAGAACTTTACCATCATCTCCTGCATCAGCATCAGCTGTCATTTGAAGTTTGTCCCCTTTTATCTTAAAGCTATCTCCAGACAAGTCTCCTTGTTCTGAATACGTTTGACCGTAAACTTCTGCGAACATTTTCTTTACCTTGATGAAGGCTGCTCTGAGCGTATCCCCATCATTAGCATTCGCTGTTGTCCCTACATTTAAATTTTGTGATGCCATGTTAGTTTAGTCTATTTGTTATACTATCTATCAGTATGTTGGTGTTATCTATTAATATTGTTATTATTGCTGTCGCTAATGCTGCAGCTTTATTAAAGCCTATATGGATAAAACTTTGAATATTACCCCAATGACTTGTTTCGTATATTTTCCCCCAGCTCATTATTTTTCTTTATAATGTAACTAGAAAGTTTTATTTCATTCTTCTGTTTTGGTTTATATTGACCTGTTTTTTTTCTTTCTCTCACTATAAAACCCAACTTGTATATATTGTATCCTTATCTGGATATATATCTTCATTATTATTAGAGAAATACTCTGGGAACTTACTTGAAGCGTTATAGTTCATGTAGTCTATAAATTTATTAGAGTAATACTCAGCATAGTCTCTTTCCTTAGCAACTAAATGATCTATCTCAGTCTTCTCAGCATTCTGACTATTTTCGCTATTATGTTTATGCACTCCACTGTTAGATATAGTATATGCTGCAAATGGTAAGTACTCTGCCATAGCGTAATGAATTAACATAGGCACAATATAATCGTTTTTTAGTGCCAAGTAATCACCAGCTAGACTGCTAGATTCTATATCTGAACTTATCTTATCGTATAGATCAGTTCCTAAGAAGTTACGAACGTGAATCTCTTGTGCCAATTTAATGAATTGGATGAACTTATCTGTATCTACAGAGCCTGATAAAGCAGTATTCTTTACTAGGTCTTTTCTTGTTATAAATAGTGCTGTAGCCATTATTCTTCTATTTGTTCTTCTACTATATCATCGTTAGACTCTTCAGAGGGCTTTTTAACGCCTGTTTCCTTCTCTATCTCTTCATCAGTGATAGCGTTAGTCAAGTCGGTAAATTCAAGAGGCTGTAACGTCTTAAAATAAAGCTCTATGTCGATGTCGTTATATTCTAGTATCTTCTCTAACTCATCTATAATAGTAACCTGCATTGGACGAATAACAGTATTATCCATCAATAGTGATGCTGTCTGTAGTTCGTCTGCATTATTGCCTAAGCCTGAATTGTCTTTTATACCAACCAACATAGGAGATACGATACGGTGAGATACCATAACCTTTCTCATACTTTCATCGGATAAGAACTGATACTGTTGATGGGCATCATTTAGGATAACTGGCTCTATAGTTGCAGAAAGCTCCTTACTATCGTTGAAAGCCAAGATAAACTTCCCTGCGTTTGAAGTGCCACTAAACTTCTCATATATAGCTCGCTCAATTTCATCACGCTGCTCCTTGTCAGGCGTGCCATTGTTAAAGTTAATAAGCATACTAGGTTGTAGACCGTTCTGTATATTATTGATGTGATAATTTGCAATTTCTTCTTCAAGCTCTGAGTATTGTAGACCTCCTTGATAATCTACAGGAGAATAGTAATAGAATCCTGCTCTATAAGGTCTGATATATAATATCTCTATAGAATCCTTGCTAGTTCCAAATGCAGAGATTCTTTGAGGCTTTTCGTTTCTCTTTAATTCCGTCCAGTCTGGGTGGTAGAAGTATCCTCTTATCTCACCATCTTTAGACTTTTCAGCTCTTATCGTTTCAATTGGCATATGTTCTACCTGTACGATTCTTGAGCGGTCTTTACTGTAGATAACCTGAACAGCAGCCTGACCCATCATCTTATAGTCGTAACAAACTTTCTTAATGCAATGCTTCTTGAATAAATTCTTCATCTCAGCGTACTCAGTAGATTTTTTATCACTATCAGTAGCGTCTAAACCTCGACCATAAATCATCTCGGCAATACCATTAATAGCAGCATTGTTTGTTGGAGAACCATTATATCTATCTATAAGATACTGAAAGTAGTTGTTGTCATCACCGTACGCTATCCAATCGTTTCTAGTGTCCTCTACAACCTGAGGAGATGAATAAGACGTTAGGTTAAGGACGTGTATAGAATCCTTAACTTTCTTTACTTGTTTATTACTTGGACTTTTTCTAGCCATTATGCAAATATATAATCGTTATCATAGGTATCATTAGTAACATATTCATCTTTATTCACATGATACTTATCTAAATCTGTTTGATCGGTACAGAAAATTAAACCTCTATAGATCACCTCTGACCCATCCTTAATCTTAAAGCTATATGATTCTCCTTCCTTAAGGGAAAACGTTCCAGATAACTTCATATACTCCCCCTCTGTAGTCTTAGTAACAGAAACAATAGATGTAGTTCTTTTCGATTTGTCTGTAAGCTCAAAAGCAGGGCTGCTAGAATCTTTTCTAGGCACTATCTTTATATTTTGAGTTTCAGTAGACGTTGTTAATACCTCCATACAAAAGTAATAAATATCTATTGTTTTGTTTTGGTAAAGGTAATAAAAAAAGGGTAGCTATAAAAACTACCCTTTAATTACAAGTAAATTAGATCACTATACAGCTACAGGTGTACCAATAGTAATTGTTCCGTCTAAACCTGCCATAGAATCAACAGGGAAGTCAGCAGTTCCAATACCTGCAGTCTCAACAAAGTTAGCAGGAGATTTCTCCATTGCTGTAAATGTCAAGTTGTAACCATTAAAGTCTCCAAGAGCGTTTCCAGTAGATACTGTACCTGCTGTTACGTCAGCACCATTTTCTTTACCCATCAAAAATACGTTATCATTCTGATCTACAACGAAAATATGAGGTCTTCCTGCTGATAATAATTTCAATTCCTTATTATCTTCTTTAGTTAACTTTTTTAGAGTTATGTTAAGCACTTGCTCGTAGAATACAGTTCCGTTTTCACGAGAAGCGTTAATAGTTGTTTCAAAAGAGTTATTTCCTTTCACTTCGTAAGTATGAAGATCTAAATCTCCCGAAACTCCAGTTAAATTTGTTACTTCGTCATTCGTTAAGGTAATTGTACCTAAATCACCAAAATCTGCAAAGTATATTTTTTTAATCCCTGATACCGTGTCTTTACACGCTTCGGCACGAGATCTAGTTAAATTACAAGCCATAGTTTTTGTTTTTTATATTAAAAAAGGGTAGGTAGAAAACCACCTACCCTTCTCTATTGATTATTATTTAACTCTAGTTAGCAGAGTTTGTGATTCCGTATGTAGTTATGTCAGAAATCTGAGCATATTGTACACCAGCCGAGAAGCGCATTACTAAACGAGCATTTTGAGAACCATCTAGGTCTGCCATGTCTAATAATTTTACCTCGTTCATATCTGATAAAAGACCAGTACCGAAGAAGATGTTACTCTTCTCTACAGCTACTGCTTTATTATCTCCTAATCCATTAGCAACGAAGATTTTTACACCATCAAAAGATAAACCTCCTCCGTTGTACCACATCGTTCCTTGAGAATTAACTCCGCTTCCTCCGATTCCTGCAGCTCCAACATTTTCGTCAGCAGCAACATTTTGTTGAGTAACAGAAGCAAATCCACCTAAGCTACGGATGTAAGCTCTTGCGATGTTTTGAGAAACATACAGGTGTAAGTCTTCTCTTCCGTAAAGCTCTGAAGGAATAGCGTCAACTAATTTTCCAAGCTCGGTAACGACATTTGCAGAAGTGATAGCAATTCCTGCAACCTCTTGCGCAGCAGGTAATCCTGCATCAGCAGCGATCTTAGTTGTTAAACCATCAAACTGTCCATTCGTAGCGGTAGAACCTTCCCAGATTGATTTCTCAGTACGCTCTGCTACTTTGGCAGCAATGTGTCCGATAATGAAATCTGCAAATGAAGGAGGTAATGAATCGAAACTAGAGTATCCCATTTGTACAGCTTCCCAGTCAGATGCGAAGTCTTTCTTACATAACTGTAAGTTTACTTGCTGATCTTCTGGCTGTAAAATAGCCTCTGTAAGAGTCAATGTTGAAGTTGGATCAAAGTCACAAGTTGCATCTTTAACGATATCGTCAACAGACACTTTCTTGATAACCTCTTTGAATTTTACGTTAGGCTTAACTGTAATCCCTCCTTGAGAGATAGTGTTAGCTTCAAGTAAAGCCGCTGCAATGTATTGTCCTGCTGCTTCACCTGCGTAAGTTGTTGTAATTGAAGTAGTTGTAGCCATTTCTTTGTTGTTTATTTATTGTTTAGTCTATTAAATACTCTGTCTAAAGTTCCAGATGGTCTGTTTTGACCGTAACTGAATACTTGTTTTTTCTCTCCAGATGTTTCTGGGTCATGTTTAATTGGTTCTGCAGCAGGCTCAGACGCTAAGTCAGCAGAAAGTTTCTCTACCTGTGAGGATAGGTCTTCTTTTTCCTGTACCAAGCTACTCATCTGCTCTTGTACCATTGATTTAATGGCTGCTAATTCAGCTTCCATTTCGCTAACTTTAGTGGCAAATGCCTCTTCAGTAACGTAACCTGCCTCTAGTGCAGCTTCTTCTTCTACCACCTCTTCGGTGATTTCTTCTGGTGCTTCCGCCAACTCTTTAGTAGCTTCTGCAACCTCTGGAGTCTCTTCTTCCGTAACCTCTACCTCTTCTGAAAGAACTACTTCTTCAGTAGCTTCTTCTTTAGTAAGCAAAGACAACTTCTGTAGAATCTCGTTCAGTAGTGATGTTGCTTTTGGACTTTCCATAATTTTGATAAATATTTATAATTAAGTAACTAGATATTAATAGAGTGTTCTATTTTTACGCTTTCTTTTGGATAATAAACCATTCTGTACCGTTACACCAAATCTGAATACCCTCGTAAGCCTTATTTACTTCGTAGTATAAATTTGCACCATCTAAATTTTGAGAACCAAAAGGAGTAACTCGTGCTTTTGTTGAGTTGTGAAATGTAGAATCACTTATAATTCTTTTAACCTTGTTTAGGTTTTTTGCATCAGTTGCATCAGGAAGTGTTAAAGTCATAATTCCGTTACCACCACTCCAACCAAGCACAATCAGTTCAGCTTCATCATATATAATATCACTTAAGTTTATTACATCCCCATCAGACACTGTTATTGTCGTAGGTTTTAAGTGATTCACAACATAGTGCTGTACATCTTCTAGTGATGTTTTTTTTGTAGTGCCTGTTTGCACAATAGGTAGCTCCTCAGCTCCCGTAATGTTAGCAGCAGATACTGCTGTTAATTGACTAATTTTCTTGTCTGCCATTATAAAATTATTTTACTGTTATTTTCTTGCAATAGTAGATTGCCATCTTCTGTATATAAAAAGTACTCATACCTAGTTATATTACCTATTCCTTGAGCCTGTAAACTACCATCACAACACTTAGAGGAATATGTCCTCCCATCTCTACATAAGCAACCTCGCTTACCTCCTTTAGGGCTTGATTTACTTTGAGTGTATTTTTTACGATTTATCATTCTCTATAGATTTTATTTTAGATTCTGACCAACTTAGAGCTGATTTCCCTCCCCAAGCATCGTACATCAATTTACCGCATCCATCAGAATAGCCTTTAGAGCTATCTAGATCGCCTTTGTGACGTGATAGGTAGCTATACATTCTTTTTATAGTAGACTCGCTTATAGGCTCTCTATTTGCCAATTGAGATGCTCTACGCTTACCTACCGAAGTACCACAAGACCCCCAACCATTCTCATTAGCCCACTTTAAGGCTTTTTTAGCGTTGTTAGATACTGAATCTGGATAGTCGCTATACGATGCTAATTTTAGTGCCTTAGACTCTAATTCATCTGCAATTTCTTCTAGCAATGATATAGCTTCTGGGCTATTCAATTCATCATATTCACTCATCTCAATCTTATCTGTAAAGTAACCTTCTATCGAGAATCCAGAAACCAAACCAGTCTTTACATAATTATCCCAAACATCATCATTATTAACCTTCATAGAAACCATCCAAGTACCTACTGGCAAATCCATACCAAACTTACGAGACTTATCGTGGACATCATCCTCGATTATCCAAGATTCAACTACAGATAACCCATAGAGTTTAGCTTCATGCTCCAACGTAGATTGGTTTTGGTTGCCTCTCATTAAGAATAGTTGAGAGGCCTGACGAACTGTATCGTCTGAAAAGTAGATGTAGTATTCATCTTCTCCATTCTGTCTGTAGATATTCTTGTTAGGTATAAGAGCAGCACCCATAAGGATTCTCTTTTCTTTATCTACCTCAGCAAGTTCAATCTTCTGTTCTTTGGATAGCGCTATAAAATTTTCTTCTATAGCAGGTCTATCTACGATTGAGATAGCCTCTATTCCTGAGAAATCTGCTTCCTCGTCTATTAATAACTCTATTACCTTCATATAACTTTTATTTTAAATTATCCCACACTCGCAGTGTCTACTATTTGTCTATCTAAACTCTGTTGATTTGTTATGTCACTTCCTACCACAAAAGCTCTAATTGGTTCGTTTACTTGTCCACCTACTGCTTGAGCTAATTGATTTGTAGAAGATGCGCCTACTACATTAAAACTTGGTGCTTGAACCGTAGCACCTCCTGTACCTCCCGAACTACTAGGAACTGATGTTGTTTTTAATGGGTCAGTAGCTAATATCTTTTTAACAGCAGAAAACCCCTTTAAAGCAGTTGTGGCTGCTACAACATAACTAAATGGAGGTTTTATTTCAGCGAGAGCTTTTGTTACACCTTGATAGGTGTTGATAACAGCCATTGAAGCTGCTACAGCTTTACCTACCTTACTGCTTTCTCCCGCAGCCTCAACTATAGCATCTCCTAAATCAAGAAGAGCTTCTTTCTCTGCTTCTACTCTTGATCTTGAATAAAATTTAGTAACGTTATCTCTTGCTTGTTGAGATAATCCTTCCGCTAATCCTAATGCCTCTATACTAGCAATAGCTTGATTATATTCAGTCTCTATAGAGGCTAATTTATGAGTTCTGACAGTTACATCTAAATCTAAATTTTTATTTGCATAAAATTCTTGAATACGACCTAACTCCTTAATAGCATCTATCTCTAGTTGATATTCAAGTAACTTTTGTCTAAGTTCATCCGAAATACCACCACGAGACTCAGAACGCTTCTTCCTGTCTTTCTTTATTTTTTCCTTTTTCTTTCTAACTTTTTCCTCAAGTTCATCTACTTTTATATCTGTAAATCCTAACAGAATTTCTATGCCTTTTTGAGCATCTACTACAATCTCTTTATTTAGATCCCTTATTTCTTCAGCAGATTTCTTCATAGGGTCTGCTAAAGTAGTTTGTGTAGTACGAGATGTAGCTATAATTGCGTTATTTAAAGCCTTACTTCCCTCTTCCGCATATTTAAGTGCTTGGTCTAAAGAACCAAATCCCGCTTTTATAGCCATTTGGGTTTGTTCTACCTCATTCTGTAAAATAACTCCCGATAACTCACCTATCTTTTTTCGAGCTGCTTCCGCCATAGCTAATTTAACTATAGATTTTCTATACTCATTAGTAGCATTTCTAGCATCGTCAGTATTGTCTTTTAAATCTTGCAATGAGACACCACTTTCATCTAGCTTATCTATAAAATCAGGAAACTCTTTCATTAGATTCACTATAGCATCTCGCTTTTCTTCTGTAGATTTACTAGAGCTAACTATAGTTCTGACATATAATTCAAAATTACCATTAAGACTTTCTACTTCGCTAGCTGCCTCCTTGAATGTTTCAGTAAGTAATGTTACAGAACCAGACCATTCCCTGAATTTCTTTATTATCTGAGGCAAGAAAGATAACAATAATTGAATTCCTACTATTACACCTCCAACCCCTAGCATAGACCTACCTAGAGTCTTAAAAGCCCCTAATAAACCACCTTCTCCTGTACGAGTGTATTCCTGTCCTAGTTCAATTAAACGACCAATGTTATTAGCCATACCCTGCATTCCATAAGCAGCATCTGAAGCAACACGACCAGTTTCTATTAGTATAGTGTTATTTAAGCCAGTTTGCGCCCTGTTGTTTTTTGTGGCTTTAGAATTATTTTTAACCGAATCAGTTAATCCATTAATACTATCCTGTGTCTTTTTTATCGAGGGAATAGCACCCTTATTAGACACTTTTATATCTATAAGTATTTTTTTATTTTGTGCCATAGTAGTATCTCTTTAATTGTTTCTTCATATCCGCTACAGTTCCTATAGCCTTATACTTACCTTTGGCAATATCAACCTCTTCTGATACTCCGTACCAGTCATCAATATTTAGAAGCTCTATAATTTGTTTTATCATTCTACTATTTCTTCTGAATTTAGATTTATCAATTCTAATTTACTTTTACCCGTAGTAAGATTTGTTGTTATAGAATTAATACGATACACTGTGTCATGTACCTTTAGTTGGTCATTCAATTTATACTTAATTAAGAAACTAGGAGGTAGGTATGCTTCAAATATCTTGATTCTTTTGTCTAAGTCAAATACACTTCTAATATACTTACTGTAAAACAACTCGAAAATAGAGTTAAGATTTTCTTGACCTGTCCACTCGTCTATTTCTGAGTCGAAATTTATACTGAAGCTAGCAGGTGTCTCGTCATCTACTGCAGTTTCATTTGTGTTTGAAGGTCTATAGTAATTAGTGACTCTAGTTACCTCTGCGCTAGAATCATCACTAAAGTTTATTGCGCTCGTTATACCTGTTTCTCTTACTCCATAAAACAATAAAGGCTTTATGTTCATGGAATCATAATCTCCTTTTGGAGGTACAATATCATTTAAATCACTATAATCAGCATCTTCCGAACTAAAAGAACCTCCTGCTGCATATCCCCATTGAATATATGTGTTGAGTATTCTTTCGTACTTCAACTTAGAGAATGGCAATTTTATCTCATACTTTTCTCCATAAAAGAAATCAGGATATATATTAGACATAGATACATTTGAGTCTCCGAATGATGCACCTGTTAATTGTAAGTGATTATCATTTATGGATGACTCTGTTTTCTGAAAACTGAAGTCTATCTCACTAAAGGGAAGTGAAGTGTTTGCCTGATGAGCCTCCGTATTTATATATTTAGTTATATCAATTAACCCATCGGACTGATTATTTACAGCATCAGCAAAGTAATCATCAAGAGTTATAACCTTGACTACAGGAGTATCTGCATTGTATTCTGGATCGGTTTCGTCATCAATATAGTATGCTGTCAGGTTAAACATTTTGAATAGACCCGTAATAAAATCAATCACCTTAATATCGGGAAGTTGATTTGCTATAGAAACCTTAGCTATGTTAGTGTCAATTACCGCACCAGATCTATATGTGTCACTGTCATAAGTGTCACCTAGTCCACTACCTGCTTCTCTAACGTAAAAAAGTATCTCCGTATCCTCCATCGGTGTTTGTGAATATATTTCCACAGTATATCTTCTTCCGTAATCTTCGCCCAAAATATAAGGTACGCTTACAGAAATATCTTTGTATCCAGAACCTTCAAAGGTTTGAATATTACCATGATCTGTACTTATAAATTTTATTCTATAATTCACATTTGAATAAGAGGAGTTTGGTATTACCCTAATAAAGAACTTTGTTTTTTGGAAATTGAAGAACCCACCAGTAGCTATTGGGTATTTGCCTATAACAATTTCAGAACCATCCGTACTAAGATAGTTAGTGTCTAAATCATCTGCAGTATCTTCAGTCCAAGATTCCACCTTAGCCTTGTAAATATATGCGTCATCACCTAAAGATCCTGTTATGTTTCCAGAATTATTACTAATCCATAAATATAAATTAGAAAATGCTTCATTTTGATCTGAGAAGAAGTCCTTTGTGCTTGCGCTTGAGTCAGGCGTAAAGTTAATATTATATTTCTCCTCTATTGCATTAATAATGTGAACTAATTTTATGGCAGGCTTCAAGTCTTCTGGTTTAACACCTCTTTTGTGGTATTGGTCTATATCATTGCCAGAAGAAGGGATTGATAAATTTCCATCAAAGTTTGTAGGATCGTCATTATCTGCGTTAGAATTATAAAATAAACGTTTTTTTGAGGTTATTAACGGGTATATCAATGAAGAGTTATCATTAAATTTATTCAAACCTGTTCCCGAGAAAATAGACTCGACTTCATTATAAGAATACTCGTGATCGAAGTTTATAAGACCCTTTGTTTGACCTGTATAGTCGTTTAATGCTATTAGTTTATCATCTGCAAAAACATCCTTTAAAGACACGGTATTGCCGAAGAAAGTAATTTTGTAATTATAAGGAACTCCATCCCTCATATCCACACCATTAAGAAAAACTTTACCCCTCTTAAATAATATTGAATTGATAAATATCTTAGCTTCGTGACGAATCCTAGCATCAAACCCACCATCTATGCTGTGGTTATAGAAGTGTTTGAACGTCTTGTTATTCTCAGAAGATGCGGGAATAGAAAATGTTTGGCTATAATCTGTAAATACCTTACTAATATCTTTAACATCCTGTATAGTAGATTTGATTTGTATAGTTTCATCTGGGTACAAGTCTAGCCTCTTGTCTTCTACATATAATTGTATCTCTCTCATCTATCTTACGCTTTGTATAAAATCAGAATCAGCTTCAAATTCAAGCGTGTACTCTACTAACTTGTCGTTAAGTCTAGTTTTTATA